TCCGTACCCGCAGAGCCCGCCAAACCGACGCTGGAGGAGCTTCAGGCGCAGCTTGCGGCTATCTCGGCGCAGATGCAGGAACTGGCGGCTGGCTAAACGAAAGACCCCAGCCGGTTAGGGCTGGGGCAAGTGTTTCGAACAAATCACTGAAGAGGCCGGGCCTACAAGGGTCTAACGCAAAACTATCGCCGCATGTAAGCCAAGGACTATTCCTTGACGAATCTAGTGTGCCACACTTTGCGTTAGCTTCAAGCAGGATTGCGATTGAAAGTGATATTTCTTTCCGCTCGGATGTCTTGATTTCTCCAAGACCAGCATTCGCCGTCATCCTGAAAAACCACCCAAATTGTGTCGTGTTCAGTCCCGTAATCAATAATGATTTGGGCGAGGCCTTTTCCCTTTGGTGTAACAACAGGAAGTGCAGGATTAAGCTGTAGCATCATTTTGATTGCTCCTGGGCGGTTCCATTGACATTGGATTGAGGTCTTCTTCAGGCACTCGCCAAACGGTTATCTTGTTGTTCACATATGGAGCCAGGTACTTGTCCTGCTTGGCATCCGCGCCACGGACCCATCCGCATACTCTGTAGTTTGGCGAGCACCCCTTAACGAGGTAGTAGAAGTAATTGGGATCGTCCTTCGGATAGATGAGAAGGCCGTAGTCTTCTCTGTTTGTGGTGCGGACACCTATGTCGTCGCCAAGATCCGGCTTGCCATAAGTGTTGACGCTTCCTGGGAAGTGAATGTTTAGCGCCTTGGCAACGCACACTTCGCCCATCGCGCCCTCAATGTGCGATGTTAGAGGGGTCATCTTCTCCCCCGTAAAACCTTCAGAGTACTCAGATCCCCTTTGGTCAGAGGCATACTGCCGGATGGTGCCAGCGTTAGACGCACTCAACATCTCAGGAAGATTGAGCTTTACCTTCATTTTTGTTGGTCCTTACAAGGGTGTAGTAGCATAGCTTCGCATGCCCTTCGCAGTAGGCCCCACGCTCCTTAGGTTGCCCGCAGAACAAGAAGTCCTTTACGCTGCCGCTGTTAATAACATACCGACATGATTTTGATGTCAGTTGCTCAAACCTTAGCGGGTTACCCACTGGCGCGGGCTCTTCCTTATGAAAGACAAAGTTAACAGCATTCCCTACGGGCTCTGCGTTTACTTTTGCCAAGGGAATGAGTTTGTCTTCTATCTTATATAAGCTGATCTCTGGCTGCTTTTGCTTTGTCAATTCCGGAGAACGGCTAGCGTTGGTTTTCCTTGATTGCTCCTTGATGATAAACAGTCTTTCATCGATGTTCTTCTTCTCTATGCGGCCAGATATCTTAAAGCGATGGAGCTTACCCGCAATTGTGTTGCGGGTGAGCCCTAGTTCGTTAGCTATGTGCTTGGCTGTGTGCCCCTTCTGCCATAGCTCAATCATCTTGTCGTCTATGTCTTCCATCACCTGAACTCACCTACAGGCTCTTCTGCCGGTACCGTCACGGCCATATGGACAGCCTTTTCAAGATCGTAGGGATTCTTCTCTTCGGTAATCAACTCCCCTGCAAAGGCCATGTAGTTGACGCCATCGATGTAGTGATCAGGATTCTTTCGATCCCCGCTAAGGCGTGACAGCTTAACAGCATGCAGCACTAATGCCACATCGTGGGCCGTCAAATGAATGCCGGTGATGAGCGTTGCAATCTGGGCCACGTTCTCCATGCCCACGCGCATGTCTCCATACTTTGGGTTTCTCTCATTGAAGACTTCTGCTGCGTTCCTCATGATGTCGTAGTAGTTCATGGGTATCCCCTTTGATTAGAAGTTGCGGGTGTTTGGACGCTTAAAGGTACGCTTCTGAACGTCTGCATCTTTGTCGCTGTCAAAGTCTATGAACTCTTGTGCTTTACCGATCCAGTGCGTGTTAACGATGATCTCGCCGCGATCTTGGAACCATATCTCTCCATCTTGGCCTTGGCGACGATAGAACATGCGGAAGATGATGAACTCTTGCTTGTTCAAAAGAGCACACATCTCCTCCTGAGAGTTTACAGGATGCTCTAGCGTTAGCTGATGGGTATCCATGCCATTGATGCTCGGCATGTTCATTGTGACTAAGAATCGCATGTTTCATCGCCTTTGTTGCGCAAAACCACTGTTCCATCCATGCGGCGCTTCCACTTTGAAAGACGCCCGCCTGGCAGTGGGGACTTAGATCTTGTAGCTCCGATATGCTTCTGGTGTTTTCTGCGCACCTTGGCAATCAAGGGCATATCGACAGTGCTAGTATGAACCCGGTGACACTTCCTATGAGCAACCAGCCAATTGCTTGCATCATCTCGCCCACCAGCTTCAAGAGGAATTTCATGGCTTACGTCCCATTCCTGGCCGGGCAACACCTTCATGCTGCACAAATGGCACTGGCCATCATGCCGCATAAAAATGTCTGCTCTCATTTTGGTTGTGATGCGGACACGCTTGATCAATGGACAGACTCGTCATCGTTTTTCCCATAGTAGTAGGAATCGATGCTGTTCACCACATTGTTCAAGAACGTAGCCGCCATAGCCTTTGCCATCATAGGCCCTTGGTCTTGGCCAAGCACCATCTTCAAGAAGACAAAATTTATGACTGCCGTTGCTGTTGACATCTCAACCTTCTGAAGAATTTTCTCCACCTTCTCAGATGTTTTGACCATGAGTTCTGCGGCGTCTTGTAAGTTTTCCATTAGAGCCTCATTTCAGCGCGTTTTGACGCTTCCAGTGATTGCCACTCATTAAATTTCATTCGGATGTATTCCATCTTCACCTTTAAGAACGCTGCTTTTTTGCGAGCCTCCACCATATTGGTGACAAACTCAATCCATTCAGGGGAAGCCTTCGTTTGCATCTCAGCGCGGCTGACCGGCATGTCTCCAAGAGAGAGCATCATGCGGGCCAGCACTGCGCTTTTAGTTTCTTCTAATAGAGATGCAGCGGAGTCAGCATCCACATATGCTTTCGCAACGATACGGAACTGTTCCGAAAGCAGAGGATCGCTGTTCATGGCTTAGCCCTTAAAAAGGAATAGCATCGCTGTCCAGATCAATGCTTGACGTTGACTGAACCTGAGACGCTGTAGGGTTCTTTGGCTTGAAGGCGAAACTGATCCACTTCTCGCCGTTCTTATCAGTCTTCGTCCAGCCACTAACCCAGTACTCAACCCCGCCAATGAGGGCATTGCCCGTCAACGGTGGAGAATTGTCGTTCTGCTTCTTGTTGTTCTTGAAGATCGCCCCGCTGTTGTCTTTCTGTTCAAATGCCACCAGTCTTCTCCTTCAGTTGAATGATCTTGCTGTCCAGCTCATTGATGAAGTTCACCACTTCACGTTCAAGCTCAGCAATTGCTACATTGTCTCGATCTACGCGCCTGATGACGATCTGCATCCCCTCAGGCATACGGGGGTCATAGGACACAAAATCGCACCATTTGCGACCTGTGCAAGCCATCTGCCACTGCATCTGAGTGTTGTAGCGCCCAGGCACAGATTGTCCCAAAAGGGTCTCGATATGCGTGGCGGTTATTGGACATTTGATCTCGGCAAGCCCATCGTCGCCGATGAGCCCGTCTGGAGACGCCCCCGCCATAGGGATCGAACCGTGGGGGACAAATCCCGTCTCGATGACTAGAGCGCCTACGGTACCCTCGTAAGCGGCGCGAGCCATAGGTTCAATTGCTATACCATGTTGCATAGGTCCTGAAACAAACCCTTCTGTAGGAACGCCAGTTAAGCGCTCACAGATCAGCTCTGCCATATAATTAGCTCTGCTAGTGCTATAGCCAGATTTTGTTTTTGCTATGATGTCGGCAACTCTAGATGCCGTCACCAATCCGCATCTAGCTAGTTTCCATTCGTTAGTTCCTTGTTCCATTTCGTGTTTCCTTCAGATAGATTTGACTTACTGTCGCAAAGTGTATCCCATATATTCCTGCTATTTCTTTCAACGTCTTGCCAGACTCCCTCAATTTAACAAGTTGCGCAACTTGATCATTTGTTAATCTGGCTCTTGGGTGATTTGGCCTTGTCGGTGGATTGCTTCTTCCTTTTTTGTTTCTGTCAATTGCATTGTCCTTTGAGGTACCCAAGAAAAGATGATCCGGGTTCACGCACTTTGGTACATCGCATGCATGGCATACGAGCATTCCATCTGGGATTTCACCGACAAAACACTCGTATGCCATGCGATGGGCACGTTTTTGACTACGTCCCACCCCCATCACCCCATATCCATCTTTGGTACAGCTTCCGTTCCAAAGCCAACAGGCTCCCCCTTCTTTGGAAACTTTTGCCATAATTCGAATAGATATGGGGATTCTTCTTGGTGCCATCACGCCACCACCTTCTTAGGACGACCGGGCTTGCGCTTCGCAGGCGAAGAAGCGGTGTAAGCCTTGCCACCAGTAGCCTTAACAATCTTAGCTGTCTTGGCATCCATATCTTTGGGCGCAATTTTGGCAACAGACGGACGGCCAGCCTTCTTGTCCACCTTGGGTGCCTTCGCAGCTTTCTTGGCCGCAGCCAAATCACGCTCTAGTTGGGCAATAATATTCTTTGCGCTTCTAAGTTCTAGCGCAGAGCTTTCAGCGCGCTCTGTTAAGTTCTCAAGGTCGCAAGTTTGATCGCGAATTTTCTCCACCAAAACTGCGATGATAACGTCCTTGTCTTCGGAGAAGAGATAGTCAATGTCCAACATTATTCTGCGTCCTTCTTGTCTACTGCGGTTGCGATAGCCTTCAAGTCTTTGATGGCTTCTGGGGTTAAGAGCTTACGTTCTGTTGCATCAAGCCCGCGCCAGAGAGCGTTGAGGGCGTCCATGCCCTTCTCAGCTTCCCCCTTGGCGCGGAGTGCTAGAGCCGTGACAGCCCTAGGATCAGGCTCCGCAACAGGCTTAGCTGTCTGGGCAGCATTGCCGTCATCATCATCTGCCGCCAGATTGGCGATAGACATGAGGGCGTAGCGGCGGGCATAGGAGATCCCGCTGCCAATGGGGTGCGGCTCATGCTTCACCGGCATGAACAGCGTTTCGGCCATGAACTCCCCAGATGAATGGAGAAGCATGGTCTCAACCTCCACCCCGCCAGGAACAGTGCGGGGGAACTGCACCACCGACAATCCGTTGTCAGCAAAGGGCTGACGGACGGCGGCGCGCACCGACGCCAAGTCGGCGTACTTAGACTTATAAAAGTCGTTCTTGCTGGACTTGGTAGCGTCCTCGATCTGCCCTTGGGCGATGGAGAGCGCAGTAGCAAGCTGGTCAATTGTCTCAGACATTTTCATTGTGTTTCTCCTTATGCCCACATGCCTTCACGGGCGCATTCGTCAAAGATGTCGTCCATCAGCTTCTTGTCGCGATGCAGATCGTTCTTGAGTTCAACGGATGGGTGCCAGTTGTCCTTGCGTCCTTGGCGATAGTCATGCTCAACCGATATGCCGGTCTCGCCGTTGTGGACCGTCAACTGGAAAGCCCAGATGTAGGGCTGGCCGTCTACGCAGTCGATCTCAATGTCCAGAGTGCCGGTCAGATAAAGGTGGTCCGGCAGCTCGTACTCATCTAGTTTGTATTCGATTGGGATCAGGTTCATTTCTCTCTCCCGTTGTGGGGTGTCTCTTTCTCGCATGCCCCCTGATTCGTGTCAACAAACAATTTGACTTATGTTGAAAATAGACCATAATGCTCAACATGACAAGGAAACGAACCACCGAAATGATCAGCGTCATCCTCCACTACGGGTCTGTAAAGATCTTGGCGGGGGAACTTGGCCTCACCGTTCAGGCAGTGTCTAAGTGGGACAGAGTGCCGTTCAAGCATTTGTCGCGTATATCTAGAGAGACGGGTTTCTCCCGCCAGATACTGAGGCCAGACCTATACGAGGACTGACATGAACGACAAGCAGCTTCCCAACCGCGCCAGGGTGAAGATGTTTTGGGACATGGGGTACGACAGCGCCCAGATAGCCCGGATGATGAAAAATTCGGAAGCTAATATCTACAACGCAATGGCAAAAATTTCGGATGAGAGATACGCAGCGGAGAGAATCAATGATCAAAATTATTCTTGCGCTTCCGCCTAGTGTTAACAACCTATGGAGAACAACCGCAACAGGAGGGATGTACCGATCCAAGAAGTACACGGCATGGAGAAAGACCGCCATACTGAACGCCATGCTTCAGTCTGGACGCAAGAGGATAGACGGGCCTTACAAGCTCAC